TACGGAAAGCTATTAAAAGTGGATTTCCACGATTCCGCCTGTGACAGCCACCTCGGGACCAACGAGCAGGTTGACGGTCCCGTCCGGCGCGATCGATACTTGGACTGACCGCTGCAGATATGACGGGTGAATGAATGGAATCGCCACTGTCGTCCCAGACGATAGTATGGCTCTGCCATTCAAAGCCTTAATCGCATTCGGATTGGGTATTTTCCCGATTGGATAGATTCCTCCGTTGCCATTGCTTTTCCCAAACGGCAGGGTTACGGAATCCCACAGTTGGCTCATCGGAGGCAACTGCTTGACAAGCATGGCAGGAGTTCCAGCGGTGATGCCACTGATTGGAATGCGGGCGATCGGAATCCACACGGTACCGGAATTGTTCAGGATACTACCCGACGGAACCGTGGGATCAGCCGCCGTGCCACTGGTGGCGGTGCCCTTCAACACAGCGAGCGCGATCGTTTCGATGTTGTTCGAACCTCGCGTGTATTTCACGCAGATCAGGTCGTTGCGGTTCCGTCCCGTGACTCCGCTTTCGATCGTGACGGTCTCCGCCGCGGTGACGCGTGCGTATCGTCCTTCGATCACAAGGTTGAGGACCGGGATGAGCGCTTTGTTTGCTGACTGCATGGTCACGGCGGGGAATTTGCCGTCGCTGCCTTGCAGCAGGTAGTTGCCGTTTCCGACCAGTCCGGCCTGCATGGCTCCTTGGTCGCTGGATGTGATGTGCGGAGCGCCGGCCTTGCCGGTGATGAGATTCATGGTCATGGTCATTCCTTCCTATCTGTTGTGTTGTTGAGGTATGCGGCGTAGGCGGCGTCCTGCGTGGCTGCCAGCGCTTTGAACGTCTGCCAGCATGCGGTACAGACGAGCGCGCCCTGTGCGACTCCGTCGACGGTGGTGTGTGTGATGTCGTGCCAGTCGCTGGAGGTGCGTGGGTCACCGTCGGCGAGGTATGCGGAGGCGTGGCATCGGTCGCAGGTGTATCTGGTGATGTTCGTGGTTCGTGCCATTGATGTTCCTTTCTCTTTCAGGCTGTGCGCTGGTAGATGTGTCCTGGAAGGATGGTGTTGCATTCCTTCCAAGTGCCGCCGTAGGTGGTTCCCGGATTTGTTGTGGCGGTGGTCCAGTAGAGGGAGCCGACCGGGTGGGCGGCGATGAACGCCTGGCTTGCGCTCATGCCCGTCTCGCCCTTGTCGCCCTTCGGTCCGACGAGGCTTGTGTTGGAAACCGGTTTGAACGTCACGTTTTTCCCGGTGGCTGTGATCTGCGCGTACATCAGGTTCTTGCCGCCATTGGTCATGGCGAAGAAGTATTCGCCTACGACCGGGGCACGGTTGAAACTGAGTGTCCGCCAGTCAAAATCCGAGCATGCGGACGTCCAGTATCCGGATAGTATGCGTGTGATGATCAAGGCAGGCAACCCGGTCTCGCCGCGTTGGCCAGCCTCTCCTTTCGCTCCGGTGGCCCCGGTCGCGCCAGTGGCGCCGGCAGGGCCCTGCGGTCCTTGCACTCCCTGCTTGCCTTGCGGTCCGGTGTCGCCTTTGGGGCCTTTGACGTTGCCGAGCAGAATCTTCGTCATATGCGCTCCTTACTTTCCGTCATTGATCATGTAGTACAGGTCGCCCGTCGCCGGATCGTAGGAGACGGGAGCCGCCGACGCGGTGGTCGTATCCGCGTACACGGCGTACAGGTCTCCGTTCGGGTCGACCTGCAGTGTGAAGAATCCGGAAGTTGGCGCCGTCACGCCGCTGGCACCCTGCGGTCCTGTCGGTCCCTGTGGGCCCTGCAGTCCCTGCGCACCTTGTATTCCCTGCTTGCCTTGCGGCCCGGTGGGGCCTGTTGCTCCGGTAGGTCCGGCAGGGCCGGTGTCGCCTTTCGGACCTTGCGGGCCGGTAGGGCCTCCTTCTCCGGCGGGTCCGACATCGCCTTTATCACCCTTGTCACCTTTCAGCCCTTCAGGACCTTGCGGGCCGGTAGGGCCGGCAGCTCCAGTGGCTCCTTTAGGCCCGGTCTCGCCGGTATCGCCCTTCACGCCTTGTGGGCCGACGTCACCTTTTGGACCTTGCGGTCCGGCAGGGCCTTGCGTTCCGATGATGGATTGACGGGAAATCGTCTTTCCCGTGAATAGGCTGCCGGACTGTGAAACGCACTGCCAGACGATGCTGTATTTTCCGCCACCTGACAATGCGGTCGAATATTCGTTGGCGAGTGGTGTTCGGTTCAACCATTCGCTCACGTTCCCCGTGAAAGTGGATCCCACCGGATATTCGCCGACGAGGGACTTCTTCATCACGAGCGCCGGAAGGCCGACGTCGCCTTTAGCTCCCTGAACGCCCTGCGCTCCTTGCTTGCCTTGCGGGCCGGTGGCCCCGGTATCGCCCTTGTCACCTTTGGGGCCTTTGATGTTGCCGATCAATAGTCGCGCCATGTGTCACCTTTCCGGGATGTCCACGTACAGGTTCCCGCTCTCGGAGTCCCAGACGAACGAGGGTGGGTTCGTGTTGTCCGGATAGTTCACGTACAGGTCGCCGTCGCCTTCCATGCTGAGCGTGAAGAAGCCGCTCGAGGGGGCGGATACGCCGCTGTCGCCCTTGTCACCCTTCTCCCCTTGCGGGCCCTGGATGCCTTGGGAACCTTGGATGCCTTGTCTGCCCTGGGGGCCGGTCGCTCCCTGTGGACCCGTGGGACCCTGCGGACCTGTGGAACCCGTCGGGCCTTGCGGTCCCGCCGCGCCGATCGCGCCGGCATCACCCTTATCGCCTTTCTCGCCGCGTATCCCCTGCAGTCCCTGCGGGCCTTCGGGACCGGCGACGCCTTGCGGCCCTCGCTCCCCGATCGCTCCTTTCTCTCCCCGAGGACCGGTGGGTCCGGTCGCTCCGGTGGCCCCCTGTGGTCCTGTGTCGCCCTTGTCGCCCTTCTCCCCTTGCGGACCCTGGTCGCCTTTCGGAAGCCCCAAATTCAAGGTTTTGTCGCTGCCGGCGCCCGTAAGCGACGCGCTTGCCTGTGCACCGGGGGCGAGCGTGTCCACCGAACCGATTTTCAGGCCGGTGATGTAGTCGCCTTTCGGCTGTTTACCCGACAATGCGTTGTTGAGCGAGTCGATGTCGTTTCTGGTCACGTCGGCGCTGAACGTCCAGGCGTCGAGTTTGAGGCCGGCTCCAGCGTAGTAGGCGTGGCCACCATCCCCGATGGAGGATTCTCCGCTGTTGCCGCCGGCGCTGGCACCTCCGGATTCGTAGGTGACGGTGAGCACGCCTCCCGAAACCTTGACGATCTTCTTGGAGATCTCGGCAGTGACGACGAGGCCCGTGTTGTTGTCACGGCCCGTGACCAGGTCGCCAACGTCCGCGTCGATGCCGTCGGGAATGTCCACGTCGATGGTGCTAGTGTTCCGAAGCTCCTGGAATTTCTGCCTGCCCTTGTCCTCGAGCTCGTCGGCTTCGGCGTTGGACAACTCGTATGTGGCGGTGCGTTCGTCAAGCCCTTTGAGTGTCTGCGTGTGGCTGAACGTGCCGTTCGCGTCGGCGTACCAGTGGATGACGGTACGGTCCTTGAGTTCGCCCTTGCCCAGGCAGATGAGATGGTTGATCGGGTGCGCCGCCTGTTTGGCGGTGAAGTCGATGAGGTCCGAGTCGATGCTGTCGCCGATCGTGCGGACGGGCATGGCGCTCATGGCCACCTTGTCGCCGTCATTACGCAACCGGAGTTTGAGTCCGCTTGCCCTGAGCATCTTGACCAGACCGCTGTACAGGTCCACGTACCGGTCGAACTGGCAGGTGGTCTTGTGGTCGGCGCTTTCGTCGGTGACGGTGAACAGGCCTTGCAATCCCGCACGGCTGACGAGCGTGCGCATAATGACGGGAATCGTGCCGGACAGGGTGAGGTAATCGTTGTTCCTGTCCGGTTCGATGATCTTCGAAGCGAGCACTCCATGCCAGTCGCGGCCATGCCATGTGACGGTGGACAGGCCTCCGTCCACGTCGACATCCGTGTCGTCGATGATGCCGCCGTACTCGGTGCCGTCGATCATGATGCGGCTCCCCGCCTTGAGCGCGGCGTCTTCGACCTGCAGGTCGAAGTCGTTCTCCCCGCTACCGAACGCGAGGTCGAGCGTGTATGAGGCGTGGCTCGCCACGGGTTTGCCTGTGGCGTCGGTGACGATCAGGTCCATGGCGGTTCGCTCCTTTCCTCGCAGACCGTCAAGTCGAATTGGAATCCTCCCGGCCAGCTGATCGGCTGTGTTCCGGGCGCGAGCGGTTGGAACACGTACCGGCCGGAATCCTTGCCCGACCCTCGCACGGCCTGCGCGAAGCAGTTTGTGACGAGACCTGTGCCGCTGACCATGGTGACGGTCCTGACATCGCCGGTGCCGTCGATTTCCAGACGCGAGCCGGATGGCACGGTCACGTCGACCTCGTACCGGTTGGTTCCGATGATGACGTACGGTTGCGCGCATGGTCCGAATATCGTGAGCTTGACCGGCTGCGGGATGGACGTGTCGTTGACGATCTCGGCACCCAATGCCATGCCGGCGAAATCATGCGGATAATCATATGGATAGTCAAGGTCGGCGGTTCCGGAATCGTATCGCGGCGTGAAATGCGTCATGGTCGGACGGCGCCACACGCCATCGGCCAGCACGATGGTCAACTGCGTCTCGACCATCGTGGGCGTGATGGATTGCGGTTCGCTTTTCGTGATCCACGCTTTGGCTTCCCATTCGCCGTCGGCCACGAGCGTGCCCGGGTTCCCGGATGCCATGTCGGCGTCCGCGAGGCGGCGCAGTAGGTCGAGCGTGGCCGGAGAATCGTGGATCTTCACGGTGACTGTCGCCTCGCGTGCCTTGCGGGTGATGCCCGTCATGCCACGTGAGGCGAGGCTGTAGTCCCAGACGCGGGCTCGCAGTCCCGTGAGCGTCTCGCCGTACAGCGGCCCCTCGAAGCCGATGCGCTCACCTGTGGCGGCGCACACGTATTCAAGCGATTGCACTTCTCACCTTCCTTGCGAAGTCGCGGTCCCCTATCGTCGGCGTGTATCGGGCGATGATCGATCCGAGGTCGTCGTGCAGCGATTCGACGGCCGCGATGAGTTCCCGCAGATCGCCGTCGCCGGCATTGGCGCCGGTGCCGGCCGTGACGTTCAGCCTGCCGGTCTTCGACCAGTCCGCGTCGGAGAGGCTCATCGTGGAGACGAGCGAATCCATGGAACGGCTGACCACATGCGCGGAATCGTCGATGCCCAATGCCATGCCACGTCCGACCATCACGCCGACCTCGTCGCGGAACACACGCGACGGCGAGTGGATGCCCAAAGCGTTCTTGGCCTTGTCCACCAAGCCCGACAACGCGTTGGTGATGCTGGAATACAACGAGCCGACCATTCCTGTGATGCCGTTGATCAATCCCTGGATGATGTTGCGTCCCGCGCTGACGAGCCAGCTTCCCGCGCCGGACACCGCGCTCCGGACGGTTCCGCCGATCCCGCTCACGACGCTCCCGACACGGCCAACCATGTTGCTTACGGTGCCGACGATGCCGCCCCAGACGCTCGACACAATGCTTCCGACGCCATTCCACAACGCGGCCCACACGCTCCGGATTGTCGAGCATGCGGCGGATACCACTCCGCTGACCATGCCGATGCCGGCGGAGACGACGCCTTGGATGCCGCCCCACACTGCCGACACGATGCCCTGGATGGCCGACCACGCGGCGCTCCAGTTCCCGTTGACGACCGCGAGCGCCAGTTGGATGATGCCTTGGATGACGGCGAGTGCGGTGCTGATGACTGTGGCGATGATGGTCCATGCGCCTTGTACGACGGTGGATATGGTGTTCCAGAGTCCGTTCCAGACCGTGCTGATGATTGTGACGGCGGTTTGGAAGATGGTTTGGATGTTCTGTATTCCTGCTTGCAGGAGTGGTGTGATGGTGGTGATGAATGTTTGGATGCCGGTGATGATCGCGGTGAGCGCGGTCATGATGATGGGGCCGATCGTGTTCCAGACGTTTTGGAGGACGGTGGTGATGAGTGTCCATCCGGTTTGCCAGATTTGTTGGATTTGGCTCATGGTCTGGGTGATGAATATGGCGATGGCTTGCAGGATTGGCTGGCATGCGGTGCTGATCTGGTTCCAGATTCCCATGAACCATGTGGCGAAGCTGTTCCAGAGTCGTTTGCCCGTTTCGGTTTGGGTGAAGAACCATGTCAGCGCGGCCACGACCGCGCCGATGGCCACGACAAGCATGCCGATCGGATTCGCATCCAAGGCAGCGCTGAATGCCAGCTGCACGGCGGTAGCAGCCTTGGTCACCGCGCTCCACGCCGATTGAGCTGCCTTGACAATATTGAACGAGCCGGCGAGTTGCTTCAGTGCTCCAGCCGCGCTTCCCGCGTCGGAGATCTTGCCAATCAAATCGAACGTGGCCGTAGCGGTCTTCTCCACACCGGAGGCAGTCGCGGAAATGGCCTTCAGTCCACCGGAAACTGTCTTCAGCCCGGCCGAGACGATATCCCAGCCTTTGACCGCGAGCAATGCAATGGTGATGGCTTTCAACGCGCCGGATACCAGTGCGCCGTTCTGCTGCGCCCACTGTCCGACCGACTGCAGCCAGCCTCCCACCGTCATGAGCACGCCGGTCAAAGTGTTCAACAGTCCGGCGAAGCTCTGCGCCGCGGAACTGGCGGTGCGCGCGCTGTCGTTGAAGCCGAAGGCCTGCGAGACCGCGGCCGCCAATACGGAAACCAGCGAGCCCAATCCGGAGATGACGCCGGTCAGGCTTTCAAGGAACGGCTGCAACGCGCCCGTCTCGATGAACGTGTTGACGAACGTCTTCGCCCATCCCGCCGCGTTCGACAACGCCTGCGCGACCGAAGCGACCACTCCCGCGAGCGCGCCGGCGGTTGTGGAGAACATTGTGGCGGCTTCGCCGCCATTGTTGAGTCCGCCTATGAGTGATGTGATTGCGTTCCAGAGGCCAGTGAGTTGGCTTTTGAGGCTGGCCGTCGCCGAGGCGAGCATCTGGAAGCCGGGGATGTTGGAGATCGTGTCGCCAAGGTTTTTGAGTTTCGCCTGTGTGGCGGGTATCGCGTTCTCGAGACCTTGTTGGAGTGCCGCTCCGACTTTTTGCAGGGTTGGTGTGACGGCTGCGGTGAATGTATCGATGAGTGGGATGGCTTGGTTGAACAGGCCGCGTAAGCCGTCGAGGACTGGTGTGGCGGCTGTTTCTCCGAGTCGGCTCAACGCGGCTTTCACGTTGGCCAGGGCGCCGGTGAATGTGGTGCCTGCGGATAGTGCGGCGCCGCCTAGGCCTTCCTGCATGGCGTCGGCGAAGGTTTGGAAGTCGATTTTGCCGTCCGAGACCATGTCGGACACTTCGGCGCTGGTCTTGTTCAGATGCTTGCCGAGCATTTGGAGGACTGGGATGCCGCTCGACATGAGCTGGAGCATGTCGTCGCCCTGGAGTTTGCCTCGGGCGGCGACGGAACCGAAGATCATGCCGATGTCAGTGAGGCTTCTGCCGCTGATCTGCGCGGTGTCGGCCACGGTCTTGAGGATCTTGGTGAGCTGGTCGCCTTCCTTGATGCCGGAGGCGGACAGGCTGGCCGCGACGGTCGCGGCGTCGCCCAATCCGAACGCGGTGCCCTTGACGGATGCGAGCGCGTCGTTCATGATTTCGGTGACGCTCGCGCTGTCGTGGCCGAGGCCTTTGAGTTTGGCTTGCGCGTTCTCGATGTTGAGGGCGCGGGTGAAGCCGCCTTTGGCGGCCAATGCGGTGATGCCGCCGGCGAGGGTGGCGATCGCGCCTGTGCCGACCTTGCCGATTTTGCCGAATGCTCCGCCGATCTTCGAGATGAGGGTGCTGGAGCTTTTCTTGGAGGCTTTGTTGACGGCGTCGCCGATGTCGCCTTCGATGCTTTTGCCGAATCCTTTGCCGGATGGTTCGACGTGGACGTATGCGACGCCTATGTCCTGTGCTGCCATCGTGTTTCCTTATTCGTAGGTTGGGATTCCGATGGCGGTCGGAGTCAGAGGTCGTCGTTGATGTGGAAGTAGGCTTTGAGCCGTTCCCTGTCCTCGCGTTGACGGCGGGTGAGGTTGTGCGTCGGGGTTGGCGGGCGGAGCGGGTCGTGCTCGTGGTCGAACCATGGGCGTTTGCGTTGTCCGGACAGCGTCCAGACCGCCTGTTCGGCTCCGTCGGGCGCGTAGACGGCGTTCTGCAACGCCATCCACGAGTGGCTCGTATGGTCTTTGAGGATTTCGCGGGTCAACGCCCAGGCGAGTCCCCAATCGACTCGTGGACGTTGGCCTTCAACCCATTCCCGGAAGCGTACGGGCCTGTAGATCTGCCCGTACGCTCGGATCCAGTCGTAGGCTAGTGCCGCGCGATTGTTGTTCCAGAGGTGGGCGAGGTAAACGCTTTTGGGTCCAGTCCGGATTCCTCGGCCCACGCCTTGATGGTCGCGGTGAGGTAGGCCATCGGACGTTTGGTCTTGCGCAGCACGTTCCAGAAGTTCGGCTGCATCGTCTGGAAGTAGGCGAGGAACGTGCTCACGCAGGCCGTGGTTTCCTCGTCGGACAATGCGGGCTTGCTTTTGATCAGGAGGATGGCCTGGACGAGTTCGATGGGCAGTTCCGCGTTGTTGAGGTTCGGCAGGTCGAGTTTGACGCCGGCGACCTCGAGGTGCACGTCGGGTTTGAGCTCTTCCGCTTCGGTCAGGTCTACGTCCACGACATGGTATTCTTTGTCGCTCATGTTGGCTCCGTTCTAATGGTTGGCGGTTGAATGGGTGTCCCGTGCGGCCGACCGCCATCGGCCGCACGGGAAGAATCAATGGGTCACTTGGCGTCTTCAGTGACGAGGCCCCATGCGTGGAACTGTTCGCCGTTGGTGCCCTTGAGCATCTTGAACGTCATGCTGAAGTTCATGATCTCGCTGGATTTCAGGCTCACGTCGTCACGGTCGCTCACCTTCGCGTTGGTGCCGTACAGGAGGAACGGACGGTCCTGCTGGTCGAGCGCGACCAGCACGAGGATCCACTCCTTCTTCAATCCGGCGCCCTTGATGCTGATGCCGCCGTCCGAATCGACGTCCACGTCGAAGTAGGCCGACACCACGTCCTTGCGGCCCTCCATGGCGGCGAGCTGCAGGGTCCAGTAGCCCGGGTCCGTGTCGGACAGGACGATGTCGCCGTTGTGGGCCTTGTAGTCGGTGCTGTCGCCCGGTTCCGGATGCAGTACGGCGCCGTCCTCGGTGCTGTAGCCGATCGGCTTCTTGCTTGCCGGCGGGGTCCAGGCCACTCCGGTCGGAGCCACGAACGTGCTGTCGCCCTTGGGGAACAGGAACAGCGCGTAGTTCTTGATCAGGCGCACGTTGCCTGCGGTGTTGCCGTTGGACACGTACCCGTAGTCGGTCGCGCCCTGCGCGGCGACGGTGGTTTTTTCGTTGTTGTCAGACATTCGTCTGCACCTTTCCGTTCTTCGCGTGTGGCGGCACGTTGTCTTTGGTTGTGTTTCAGTTGACGGTGACCTCGAGCAGGAGCACTCCGTACGCGCACACCAGCCTCTTGTCCTCGTCAGTCATGCGTACCGGCCCGGATTCGAGTGACGCGTCGATGAGCGGCGCGACGGTTCCAAGCCCGATGATCTCCCTCGCGATGTCGGCCCACAGGCGTGCGGCCTTGTCCCAGTCGCCCGTATGGTCCTCTCTCATGCATCGCACGCTCAGCCGCAGCCGCACGTACTGCGAGATTGGGGTGCTCATGCCTTGCATGGAGTCGGCCAGAGTGGCTTCGGTGAAGGGAGGTTCGAGGTCGCTTCGTTCGATGGTGTCGAACGTCACGTCCGGGAACAGTGTCCTCAGTTTGGGCAGGAGCAGGGGTTCCGTGCGCCGGGGAGTGACCGGGATGCTCATACGCGCATCCTTCCGAGCGTGTCCTCTAGCGTGCCGTGCGCCTTCTCCACCGGTGCCGGGCAGATGATCGCCACGCCGCTGCGGTTCTTGCCGTCATGGTCGCGGACCATGCAACGGTCATCCTCTACGGCGGCTTCGGCCGCGTCCCTCATGCGCGAGCGCAATGTCTCGTTTTTGAGGACCTGTTGGCTGAACGCCTTGCGGTTGAATACGAATCTGCATCGTTTGGCCATGCTTATCCTTCCCGTTCGCCCACGGTGATGACGTCGCCGATGTGGCGTCCGTGGAGGTTGTTCCACACTTGCGGTTTTCCTTTGACGGGCAGGAGGATGCCTCTGACTTTGATCAGGTCGGTGGCTTGGATGCCTGTCGGCTGGCTACCGCGGATGTGGATCGTGTATTCGATGGTCTGCGGGCTGGCGTTCTCCTCGGTCTGGTCGGTGGTGGAGGTTGGCGCGACCATCGCCTGGAACGTGCCGACGCGGGCGGGTTTGCCCTGGATGGGGTTGCCGTCCGTGTCGGTGGTGGACTGGCCGCGCCACACTTCGATGGTTTCCACTAGGACGTCTCCCCCGTTGCCATGTCGATGCTGAACGCGCGCTGAGCGTTGATGCCAAGGATGCGTTTCTCGTCGTCGCGCAGCCAGAGATCGCCGGTGGGCGCTCCGAAACTGTATTGTTCGCTGAAGCTGCCGGTGGTCTGGTTCATCTGCGTGATGCCGCCGGGAATGTCGTACGGGTCGGCCTGCATGATCCTGCGGACGATGTCGCAGGTGATCTTCGCCAGGAGGCGTGGCCGTTCTTTTTGGAGACGTTGCCAGTTCGGGGAACGTTCCTTGATGTAGTCGGTCACGTCCGCGAGATGCGTGTCGGCTTTCTGACGTTCCTCGTCGGTGAGCTTGTGCCACCTCCGTTCGAGATCGTCGGAGGTGGCGAACATGTCCGGTTCGTCCGTCATGGTCACTTCTTGTCCGGCAGCTTGATCACCCCGGAGGCCGCGAGGCCGGTGATAGTGTCATCGAACTGTTTCGCCAAAGTATTGAAAGCCGTGACGAGCTTGTCGAATTCATCCTTGGTCGGAGCGGCTGCGGCGGCCTTGACGATGTTGCCGTCAACGTTGCCAATCGTCTGTTCGGGCGCGAACTGCTTGATGCCGCCGAGGGTGTCCTTGCCGGCCTCCGGCAGTTCGTAGGCACCGGAACCGGCGGAGAAGGCGGTGCCGTCAGTGTTGACAAGCCGCACCTGCGCGTCCAACGGGCCGACAGTGTGCTTTTCCTCGCCTGCGGGGTTGATCACAAGCGTCTGGATGGGGAAACTCATCGTTCACCTCACTTGGTCTTGAGCACGGCGAACGCGTTCGGGTTGATGACGGCGAACGCGTACATCGCTTCGGTACGGTATGCGATCTGGTTGTGGGCCTTCAGGTCCACGCCGGTCTGGTCCGGGTCGCCGTAGGCGATAATCTCGCTGGTCAGGTCGCGGACCATGCCCCATTTGATGAGGCTGAAGTCTCCCATGAACGCGAGCACCTTCGTCGGGGTCGAGGCCAGTCGTCCGTTGACGGTGCCAGAGGTCGCGGCGGTGATGCCGTCCAGGCTGCCGGCCTGCAGGTTCAGCGGAATCTCCGGATAGAAGCGCATGCCGGTGGAGGGGACGCGCAGCTTGCGCAGACGGGACGCCCAAGTCTTGGACAATGCCACGCCGTTGATGTCGTAGGAGTCGTTCAGCGCATCGGCCAGGGCGTCCACGTTGCTGATTTCGTCATCGCCGGCGATCACCTGCACGGCGGACGTGCTCAACGGGTTGAATCCGGAAAGCGCGGTGCCGGTCTTCGGGTTAATCGCATGGTAGATCACGTAGTCGAGCGCACGGCCCAAAGCGGCTGCCTGATCCGCCTGGATGCTGCGGATGATCTGCAGCTGGTTGTCCTCGTCGGCCCACTGGAGTTCGCTCGTGACGCGGGTGGTAGTCTGCACCTTGAAGCGCTTCGCCACGACGGAATCCACGGTCTGCTCGTAACTGTTCTTGACCGCGCCTTCGGCCACGACCTCGGCTTCGCTCTTGCCGTTGAACACGAGGTAGTCGGCGTCGGAGAAGATCTGCGGCGTGCTGGGGCTCAGGGACGCGATGGTGCTGGTGTCCTTGGCCTTGTTCACGATTTCGGTGGCCACGCTCACGGGGAGCTTGATCTGGTCTGTTTTCATCGCCATGATGGCTTGTCCTTTCAGTCGTTATCTGCCGAGGAGCTGATGGATGTACGAGAGCTCTTCGGCGTCCTTGTTGTTCTGGTGCGAAGGAGAGCCTGTCTGGTTCTTCACCCTCGGCGGCTTGGATGCTGGATGCAATGCCGCTCGCAGGAGGTCCGCATGCGCTTCGAGTTCCTCTTTGCTGCCGCCGCGGAGCAGTTCGGCCGGAACGTCCTTGTCTTTGGCGACTTCGGACACCCATTCGGCGTGCTGTTTCTCGGCCGCGGCGTCGTCGATCTGCTTGCGCAATGCGGCGTTCGATTCCTTAAGCTTGTCGATTTCGCTCTTTCCGGCGTTCTCCATCTCGTCGAGTTTCATGGCTTTTGATTTGAGCTCGTCGTAGTCCTTGTACTTGCCGCGCTCCTTCGCCAACCTTTTCTCGACGATCTGGTCGACCTGTTCCTGGGTGAACGATTTCGGCTCGCCGCCGTCGCCACTATCGCCGGAACCGCCCTCGTCCCCGCCGCCGTCGATGAGACGGATACGGGCCGGGAATCGGAATCTGTTGAACATGCTGTGCTCCTTCTTGCTGTTTCCCGTGGATTCGAGTTCGACCGCGCCACGGTGCGCTGTATGGTCCTCCCACGCGATACGGCGCATGGTCGCCGCCAACCGGACCGGCTGGTCGAGTGGTGGATGCAGGATTCGCACCTGCGTGGCTGTGAAGCACCCGATTTACAGTCGGGTCCGTTCGTCTACTCCGGCAATCCACCAAAAATGGCATAAGAAAAGCCACCCATGTGGGTGGCTTGGAATGATTTCAGACCTGTGGGATGGGCACTTTCCTGGCACCGGTCATGTAATGCCAGAATTCATCCGTTCCAGGAGTAAGGCTATGCAAAACGCCTGATGTTTTATCGACCGCGATGCTTGGCGTTCCAGGTACCGGATGTTCACTGGTCGAAGCGGCGAAATCAAGGCCGATGATCCATGCGTCGGAATTTTCCGCAGCGCCTATCGCCCTCATGCCGGGATATTCGGCAAGGACGAGGCCGATGGCATCCGTCAATATCATCTCTGGCCCTCCTTGCAGTATTTCAACACCAGTTCAGTAGGTTCCGCATCGTCTACCCTCATTATACGTGTCATGCCATGGTTGACCATTTCGAAATACCTTGACACGTTCATCGACCCGGTTTGCGGGTCCATGAAATGTATCCCGTCTTTCAGGTTCTCCGCGACGAAGACATGCCTCGTTCCATCAAGCCACTCCACTTCGACGAACGCGCGGCTGCCTTTGCCCCATTCATCCAAAAGCGCCGAAGCGCCATCAAGACCTGAATCGGAGCCACAAGACCGCCAATCGCCTTTAAAGGAGCTTCCCCACCGGTTAGTGTCCGTGTCCAAGGCCGGAAGTCCTGTCCTGGGATCCATCGGCCTCGGCATCGCGGTGACTGCGTATCCTCGCCTGCGCATTTCGTAAGCGACGACGCAACGCTGGCAGTTGTTCCTGTATTCCGGACCCTCATCGAACATCGGATTCGTCCCCACGACCGCATCCCTCAGGTTTCCGCTTCCAAGGAAGGTCCTGAACGGATGCTTCGCGTCGAACTTCGGCGGACGGCCCGGAGTCTTCTTCAATGCTTCGGGGACCACGGAATCCGTGCACACGCCGGGAGAGCTCCTGTACGCTTTGAGAATGTCTCCATCGTATTCGCGGTCGGCGAGCGCTTTCATTCGCTCGTATTCGGCTTTGTATGCGGTTTCGTCGTATCCGGCGAGCACCTGTTTGCCCCAGTTCGGCATGGGTTGGCAATGGCAGTCGGCGTGGTAGATGTTGCCTTTGCCACCTGCCGCTTCCTCGCTGGTGTATGCGTAGCCGCGTGAGGCGAGCATGGCGCAGAACGCGCATGTTTTGGGACCTTTTGGTACTCTCGCCCATTTTGGTTTCGTGGGGTCGAGTCGTATGTTCCGTCGTTCGGTCAATCGGGCGCCGGTGCGGATCATGTCGGTGATGAACTGTTGCGCGTCGTCGATGTTCGAGAATGATGGCCACAGGTCGTCGATGGTCGCGCCGGATCGTGCCTGGCCTGCCATGACCTGCGAGTAGGTCAATCCGTTGTAGTCGGTGTTGGCGAAGCCGCCTTGGACCTGCCAAAGTACCCGTTCCGGTTCCAGGTCAGATCCAGGGTCGAAGTCTGGCATGGTCACGCCAGCGTATTCGGCCCATGCGGTGCGTACCGTCGCATAATAGTCGTCGGCGAGGCGGTTGGCCGCGGCCGTGTATTCACGCACCGTTTCGCGCGCGTTCAACGGGTCGCGTTCCAGTACGGTCTCGATTTCATCGGCGGCCGCGTCGGTCAGGTTCGTGAGGTTGTCCTGGTAGTCCTTCCATGCTTGGTCAAGCACCTGTTCCAATGCTTTGCGGCGTTCCGGAGGCAGATTCAGATTGTTCAGATTCATCTGACGCCTCCTGCTGCTGGCTGTTTTGCGCCGCGCGGATCTTGAGCTGGTCCACGACGTTCTGCGCGCGTGCCTTGCGCTGGTCGGCGCGTAGACGCGTGATTTCCTCACGGCTCAGGCCGAGGCGTTCGAGTCCGACGTCGGAGTCGGCGTAGCCGGTGACCTTGTCGGCGATCTTCGTGAACGCGTCGGCGCGCGCCGCATCGGAGACCTCCCTTGTCGGTGCCCATACCGGGTGCACGTCGCGTATGGAGTCCGGTATCGTGTTCGCGCCTTCGCGCAACGCCACGGCGATGCCCATGGCCCGTTTGAGTTCCCGTCCGAAGGCCACGTTCTGCTTGTCTGCGATGCGTGTCAGACGTCGTTCGGCGGACGCCATGGCCTCGGCACTGGTCGGGTTGTCCAATGTGATACCCAGGTAGTCGACCGGCACCCGGGTCTGCGAGGCGACGAGCATGGCCATCGTCTTGAGCATGTCCGAATGGGGTGTCATGGACGCCTGCTGCACCTGCTGCAATTGGGGAAGGTTGCCGTCCTCGTCGGCACTGATCGCGTTGATCGCCTGGATGAGGCTCTTCCACGTGTTGCTGCTGAACGCGTCCCTGTTCGCTCCGATGAACCAGAGTTTGGGGACGGAATAGAATTCGGCAGACGCCTCCATGCGGACCACGGTACGGAATCCAGCATCGACAAGGCTCATGAGCGAACGGCTGATGCGGCTGTGGCCGAACGGCCGGTCCATCTGCCTGTCATAGGCGAGCGAGACGACCGTCGGCTGATCGAAGTTCGTTTCGATTTTCTCCGCACGCCATGGCATCAGGTGGCCGGAGCATTCGTAGACCTTGCCTGGAAGCCACACGTTGAACGCGCATATCCGCCCGTCCTTATCGTCCTCGGTGATGGTCAACGCGGCGGCCAGACGATGGTTGCGCCGGTCCCAGATGCCCGCGGACCAGTCGGCGGAACGCGGAATCATACTGATTCGTTCCGGATCCTCCGGGTCTGCGGCGATGGTCAGGAAACTGCATGAATGCTTGTATGCGGATACGATCAGTTCGGACGTGGCCACGTCCAATTGGTTGTCCTCGAACAGGTCGCCAACACCCATCGTGTCGTCACCGGAAATGCTGAACCCTTCCAGGTCGCTCAAATCGCTCAATGAGCGGACGGCCAGTTCCGGCCATCCAATCATCGCCTCGACCTTGTTTTTGATCTGGTCCGGGATGGAGATTCCGAAGTCCTTGAACCGTTCCTTGCAGTCGTAGTAGGCTCCGCGGATCAGGTTGCGTGGATATTTCTCTCGCCATACGCGCAACAGTTCGTGGATGATGGGCATGTCCTCGTCGTCGACGCCGAGGATGGCGCCGATGTTGCCGCTCGCGGTATCGAGGTAGCTGCTGCCGGTGAATTTCGGTGCCGTGCTTACCGTAGTGCCGTCGGCCATGTAGAACACCATCAGACCATCACCTCCTGTCGTCTTCCCGGATGTCGTTTCGTCGTGCACGCCCCGTACAGGGCGAGTGTGGTGGACACGAGCGGGGTTATGTCAATGTCACTGCCGAGTTTGTTCCAGGCGATCGCGCCGGACTGTCCCAATGGGCGCGTGGTCGCGCCCTTGACGGCTGCGGCCAGCTGCGGCTGGTATTCGTCCCGCGGATGCTTGAGCGTTCCGGCTTTGAGCATGTCGAGGAACCGGCCACATGCGCGGCCCATCTCCTGCATGTTCGTGACCATGACCTTCACATGTGCTTTCTTCAGTTCCGGCAGCAGGCTCATAGCGGGCGACTGGGCGTCGATGACCACGCTAGCGGTCTTCGGCCAGCGTTCAGCGAGCCAGTCCACGGCCCACATGGTTCCCGCCTGCCGCGCGTCCTTGATGTTCGCCATCTGGACGATGGCCGAACCGTCCGCGTATCGTAGCGCCGCTCCGATGGTCAGCACGCTCCTGTCCGGAGGCATGTCGATGCCGAAGCTCACCGTGCCGCCCTCGGGCACGTCGTCGACGGCCGCGGCCTGCCACAGGTCGGGACTGATGGCGTACGCGGTGGCGGTCTCGTCCCATATGCCAAGCGCCTCACGACGGAATGAATCGTCCGACAGGTTGTTGCGCATGCGCATGATTGCCTGTTCGCTTGTACGTTTCGGATAGCTGGGATTCGCTTTAGCCCACTGTTCGCGGTCGTCCGAATCCGCGTCCTTGTCGGCGGCAAGCTCCACGTAGAGGAGGTTCCCGTCATGGTTCAGCGCATGCATGCGTTTCTCCGTGAACGCCTCGCACTGGTCTCCCGGCTTAGGTGGATTGCCCATATACACGACCAGGGGGTTAGGACTCGTGTTCAAAACCGGAATCATATTGTCCATCGCGCGCACTGTGAGGATCTGCGCTTCGTCGAACACGGCCACGTCCACGCTGTGCAATCCTCGGCCGAAACCGTTTTCGCGGGCGCCGAACATGATGCGGCTGCCGGACGTGAACGTGATCTCCTGTTGGCCGTTTGCTCTGCGAATGCGTTCCACGTACCGGCCGAGCACTGGATTGTGCTCCATCTCGCACATGTCCGCGAATGTCTCGTCGCTGGTGCGCGTATGGTGGGCGGTCCAGATGGCTTTCAGGTTCGGTGTGAGTATCGCCTTGAGGAACAACGCGGTGCCGACGGTGAAGGTCTTGCCGATCTGCCTGCAGCTGGACAGCACGGCGCCGTCCGCGCCACACGCGTACTTGCCTTCCGCGTTCTTGGCGAACAGAAGCCACAAGAAGCCCTGCTGCCACAAGTCGAAACGGATGCCGGCCTTGCGCGCAGCTTTGTTGATTCGCGTGAACTCGCTGCCGACGATGCCTTCCGGCTGGCGGAGGACCTTGGCGATTTCAGACAATCGACGCTCCGACATCGTCCGTCACCTCGTCTTCCTCATCGTCCAGCAGGTCGGTCAGGCCACCGACCTGGAGCGATTCGATGCGGTCGCATACGGCGATGAGCTGGCGGCTGATCGCGGGCAGCGCGTTCGCCGGCGTCGTGGGATCGGCCATGGCCTTGAGCAGCAGGTCACGGTTGTCTCGCAGTATGTCCAGCATGCTGCCGTCCATCATCCGTTCGAAGCTCCGCTGGTCGAGATCCTGCTCCGGCTTCTGTTTCGTTTCCACGGCTTTGACGGGCGGCTTACTGTTCCGGTCCTGTGCGGGCCTGTTCTTTTTCCGACGATAATCGGCTTTCTGGCGGCAGGACTTGGAACAGTACTTCTGAGGCCGCCCGTGGCCGGAAGGCTGGAATTCCTTGCCGCAGAGTTCGCACTTCATCGGCGTAATCCTCGCTTTCCGACCTTTCGTTGTTTCCCCTGTTTCCGACGTTTGAATCCGCGGGGAGAAATCGGCACTGCACCCGAGGCGACCGGGAGGGGGCATACCCGGGGTCCTCGCCCTGGTCATCGGAGACTAGATGCCAAACGTTTTGAACGGCATCGAGCTTGATTTCACTTCCTGTCTGCCAGCCAGCAGCGCTCGTGCGTGTTCGTCTGTCTTGTCGCTCTTGAACCTGTTGCATCTGCGGTGCGTAAGCCTGCAGTTAGTGAAGTTGTATGGATCGCCGCCGCGTGAGACTGGTATGAGTTCGTCGACTTCGGCGCTCATCGGATGTGGTGTCTTCAATGTCTTGTCGACTGGCTTGCCGCAGATGGCACACACGTCGTATGCGGCCAGCACTCTTGCCCTGAGCTGTCTGCGCCGCCAGCCGTTGCTGACGCGCTCGTTGCGCCGCTTGCTCATGTGGCCTCCAACGTGTATGGGCCCCGGGGTGCCGTGGATTTATCAATGATTATCTTCGCCGTTGGTTTGCTGGAATGCCGGTATAGGGGCTCCCATATATGGACACTCCCGTGTCTTGTAGGGGCTCCACATCATCTGCGAATACCCCTACCCCGGGTTTGTTTCATGGGTGCCTTCGGCGGGATTCGAACCCGCGTCTACACGCGGCCACAAGGAAGAGAATCCAATAAAGACTCGCGGCCGGTACGATCTACCACTGATTCCTACGAAGGCATTCGGACAGGCGGATTTGAGCTTCACCGCATCACGGAAGCACGGGATTGGCTTGCCTGCCACATTGGGGTATGTCCACTCTGACGGGAGTGGGCGGAGCGTGTCCGATATGCCGTTCGGACAGGACGGGACTGCAACCCAAGTGAATCAGGAGAATCCATTGGAGGATATAAGTGAGGGTCCAAACCGTGTGTATCGGTTTGGACCCTCTAATCCACTGACAATTGTGCGTTGCACTTTCGATTTTGTCAAATCGAATCGCGTCGCAACACCTGCCGATGCACATCCGAAAGCCGGTACAATGGCCGCCCCTTCTCGTTCTCACCGGCCGGCTGAAGCCTGCCACGCTTACGCCACGAGCGAATCGTGTTCGCATTGCACTGGAACCCGCATTCGCGCAGCAGCTCCGCGCACTCCCCCGCCGTGAACGCCCTGCCCGATTCGATGCACTCCCGCAGGAAACCCAATCGCACATCGACCACGCGATAAGCGTTGCCGCACACCGGACAGTCAACGCTTACCGCGCCGACCTCCGCACTCAGCTCCACGCCGCACAGAGGATTCAGGCACCTGCCGATGCCGTGCCTGGATGGCGGCACGTCGATGATGCCCAGCGTCTTGCGCACCACCCGCTCCCAGTCACGCCAAATCAGACCAATGTCCGGCAATCGTGAAAGACGATTGCAATCCGCGCAGATACTCAGGCATTTCAACACAGACGGATGAATCCTGCTATCGGCCCACGGCATGGCCGGCGGAGCATACAACCGCCGCCAAAGAGCGACAGCCAAATCATCGATCTCCTGCAGATGGTCAATCACAGACAACCTGACCGGCATCGGAGCCGAAGCCAAATTGGTCCGGCCGGGCTGATGGCCACCGTAATGTGCGGTGCTGTCCAGAAACTCGCTCAGGGCTTGGATCCATGACGGATAGTCGCGGAGCCATCCTCTCATTACGGCATCGCACTTGTCACACAGCGTATTGCGCAGATTGCACTCCCCGCCGCACACTTGGCACATGCCGGCGAGCGCTGGCTTGTTTTGGTTGGTTTGTGCTGGTTGTGTCTGGTTTGGTGTTGGTTGGGATTCGTTGTTTTGTTCGTTCATTTGTTCGATTCCCTCCGGCGTGGTAGTCTTCTGGTGGTGTCAGGAGCCCGGCCGGAAGGTCGGGTTTCTTGTTATTCGCGGGTGTGTTGGATGATCGCTTTGATTTCCTCTTTGGGGACTTGCGGCATCAGTGGGGCGATCTCATCGAGGCTGTATCCGGCCTGATGCCATTTGATGATCATGTCCATGAGGGTTTTCTTCACTTTCATTTCGTTTCCCTTCGTATTTGCTGGATGATCGTCTCGTATGGTTTGCGGTGGAAGATGCGTATCCACCATTCGGGGCGGCGGCCCCATATGGTTTTGACTTCGGTGAGGGGAAACCATGATACGTACCATTTTTGGCAATTTCCGCAGTACAGCACCTCGCCTTCCTCCTTCGGTCTGGGATGCTCATGGTCGAACGCTGGCGGCCTTGGCACCAAATAACTTCGATTGCTCATTTTGTGTCCTTGATTGGGATGCGTTTCATTCCTTCGCCGCCTTCATTTCTTGGACTTCACCGTCGAAAAAATCGATGATGAGATTGCAGATGGCGACCGCCGACGTTTTGAGCTGGGTTTTTTCCTCTTCGTTTTCGGCTTTGATGGCGAAAACGCCATCCTTACTGTTGAAATTGATTCTCATTTCGTGTCCTTCGTGGTTGGGCGGACGGTGAATGCGACGAGTCCGGTCTCGGCATGGAACACCTTGATCGGCTCGCCAGTCCTCAGGGACATGGCCTGCGCGTAGTCGCCAGCATCGTCGATGTTCTCGAACGTTCTGATGCCTTCCTGGGTGACGACGTTGTAGCTCATCTTGCCGGCTCCTTGTCCGCGCCGCTCACATGGTCCCAGTCGCAGGACAGGCCGGCCTGCTTGCCGTTCGTCGAGTAGACGATGCAGTCCACTTGCCTCGTGTCGGTCAGAGTGACGATGCATTCCGTGAATACGTCGGCCCCGGCGGAGCACTGCGATTCGATGGACCGGACCGCATGCGCTGGCGTGGAAGGCTCCGACGCGCTTCCGCATCCTGCGAGCGCGGTGCAGAGGGTGAGGGTGATGGCGGTGAGTGTGGCGCAGATGGTGTTTCTCATTGTTCGTTCCTTTGATGGTGGCTGGCGTGGTGGTTCCAGAGGCGGATGGCTTTTTTGAGGTTTTTGCCGTCGATGTGGAGGATGCATTTGTGCCGGCAGTTGGGGCAGATGCAACCGTAGATGGTGTTGACCGGTTTGCGGGTTCGGAGGTTGTAGATGGTGCCGAGGGTCAGGATGAGCGGCCGGGACTTGCGGCATGCCGGGCAGGGTGCAGGTCTGCGCCATTTGCGTGGGTTGGTGGCGATTCTGACGGTGTCTGTGTGGTGCATTTCATTCCTTTCCGTAGATGGCGAGGCTTCGTATGCCGGCGCTCATGCTGTTGGAACATGTGTTCGGATCGTGGTCGATGATGTCGTTTCCGATGCCTTTGAAGCGGAGGCTGGCGGTGCCGTCCGGCCGGCGGATGAGTTCGAGTCGTCCGTCGATGACGACGTCCTGGTCGGTTTGGGCGATGCAGCGGCGGCCGATCAGGATGGCCGGGTCGGCCGACCGCCACTTGTGCAATGGGACGATGATGCTCATTCCCGGCCACCCATCCAGCCGATCAGGAAGGCGAGCGCCAGGAGGATTATCGCGATGTGGCTCATGCCGTTCCTCCGATCTCCGGGCTGGCCAGCATCTCGGTGATCGCGTCCTTGGCTATCAGGCGCCATGGTTCGCGGCCGTCGTCGTCGAGGTTTTCCCACGTGAGGTGTTTGCGGTGGCCGTTGGCGTGGAATCGGTTGTAGATGGCGTGCGCGACGGCGTATTGCGTGTCGAGGCTGATGACGAGCTGGTCTTGCTGGTCTTCGGTCATTGGTAGGTCTCCAGTCTTGGCGGTGCGAGCAGTGCGGCGATCGCATAGCTGGCGAGGCTGGTGGCGAGCGCCGCGATGGTCAGTGCGGTGTGGATGGCGAGCCACGTGATTGGTGTCCACTGGTGGAGCGCCTGTCCGATGATCGCCCTGATGACGGCGTGCGGGATGAGCAGCAGCGCGAGGAGGGTGAACAGCGTGGCCATGGCGTCTCCGAGCCGGTCGGCGAGGTGGCTGATGGTCTTTCTCACTTGTGGTCTCCCGTCTTGACGGCGAGTGTCTCGAGCATGGCCTTGTAGTCTTTGATGTCGCGTGCGATGCAGGATTTCACCCGGTGCGGGCCGCTGTCGCCCTGGTATGGATCCGGGGCGCCGAGCACGGTGACGAGTCGGCGGATGGTGGCCATGTCGTATTTGCGGTAGGTGAGCCACGCGTCAGGGTTGAGGTTGAGTCGGCGGAGGAAGTCAAGGTCGAAGTCCACGTTGGTCCCCGCGGGGACGAGGGAGAAGCGCTGGGAGAGCGAGTCAAGGAATTCCTCCACGGCGTTGGCCACGACGACCATGCTGTCATTGCGCACGGAGCCTCCCATGAGTTCGAACAGCAGGCCGTTGTCGGTGTGCATGGAGAAGGCGACGGGGCTCATGGACAGGAGGTCGAGTCTGTCCGGGCGGATGATGCGGGACAATGATCCGAACTTTTGTTCGCCCAGCATGTCGGTACATTCCATACCGATCTCCAATGGCAGGCTTTTGCGCCTGTCCACGCCTGTGGTCTCAAAGTCGATCCACAGCAGCGCCTCCGGTTTGCCGTTATTCTCGTGCATTTGTCATTCCTTCCGTTTGAATTGTCAATGTTTCGCGCATGGTCAATGGCGTGGCCGTGCCGTCCTGGTTGAGCCAGAGCCATCTCCCCTGCCAGTCGCGCACTGGGGTGGAGAGAGGATCTATGCCGAGCGGGACTATCAGCCCAAGGCGTTCGGCCTCCTTCACATGCTGGTGGACCCACCCATGGCAGCCGGTCGTGCCCGAACCGCACAGCTCGACGATGTTGGCCGGACTGTGCCTCACATCCGGATCCGCCGCCCGCCGCAGTTGACGGTGATGGCCACTGCGTCCTGGCCAGCGTGACGGGTCATGGATGTTCGCCCCGCAACGCAGGCAATGCCATCCCTGCCGCTCCAAGGCGGCACGCTTGGAATCATCGAACTCACTCACAACGCACCCCCTCCTGCATCAGACCGTCGACCAGCACCAAACACGAAGTGCAATTGGCCCTCAGCCCGGCCGCCATCGCCACGATGCCGTCATCTGCCCTGCCAGCGGCCAGCGCTCGCAGTTCGATTGTGCTGGCGGTCTGGGCGGTATCAGTGAGGAGTTGGGCGAGTCTTTCGAGTTGTTTCCTGGTCATTCGTCGTCCTCCTCGTTTTCGTCGGAGTCGGCTTCGCTGATGGCGGCGGTGAGCTGGTCGAGGTGGCTGGTTTCGTCGTCGGTTGGCGTGTAGCCGAGGTCTTGGAGGATCTGGTAGTAGCCGGGGATGCGTCTGCTGATGTCATTGACGGTGGTCCAGTCGGTCGGGCCGATGAACCATTCGATGCGTGCGGCGAGGATTTGCACCGCCCAGACCGCCCAGTCGGGTTCGTCGAGGTGGTAGCGGAGTTCGGCGAGCGCCCGTTCCGGTTCGATGCCGCTGATGGTGGTGAATTGTTCGCCACCGCATGCGGCGTCGTTCCATGTGCTCAGCGCCAGCGTGTAGCCCTGCGGGTCCGGGTCGATGATCTGCAGGAGTCCGAGCCGGGCCGTGGTTTCGACGAGCTTGTCGCGTTTGATGCCGTGGAGGTTGGCGTGGAGCCATGCCATGCGCTTGTCTGCGGATGCGGCGGCGTATTCCTCGAGCGCGTGCCGGCGGGCGTCGCGTTCGGCTTGTTCGGCGGCGCGTCGGGCTTCCTTTTCGGCGTCGGCGGTCTTGTCGCGGCGGGTCCAGAGGTAGACCTGCTCCATGTGGATGGATACGGCTGCGGGGTTCTGTTCGCGGATCTTCTCGATGGTTTCTTCGGGGGTGCCGGTGGACGGGAACATGCAGCCGGAGTATCGCCATTCCGGGTCGCTGTAGGGCTTTTCGGGGTCGGGGATGAGGTTGATGCCGCTGTCGGACTCCACGAGGAGCGCGGCGACCGATTCGATCCATTGCCGGTCGCGGTCGTCGCGTTCGATGTTGCGGAGGATGTAGTCGAAGTTCGAGGTGCCGGCAGCCTGCGCGAGCTTCTTCTGCCTGTCCGGCTGGCCGTCATATCGCGCGATGGCCACGAGCTGGCCGATGGAGATCTGGCCGAAATCGTCGCGGGTCGCTCTGACCTCGTTGTCGATGCTGGCGGCCTTGGCGCGGTCACGCACGTAGTCGGCGCTTCGGCCGAGCCGGTGGGCGACGCTGGCGGTGGTGGCTCCGAGGTCGAGCATGCCCTGGATGGCGTCGGCCTCCTCCAACGCGGTGAGCTGTTCGCGCTGGCAGTTCTCGGTGATCATCGCCTCGAGCTGCTGCAATGGGTCGAGGTCGAGCACGAAGCATGGGACGGCTCCGGTTCCGGCCTGCTTGCAGGCCATAAGGCGACGATGGCCGGCGATGACGCGAAAGCGGCTGCCGTTGGGTACGACGGAGAGCGGCGAGAGCAGGCCGTTGGCTTTGATGCTGGCCGCGAGGTCGGTCACGTCGCCGATGTTTTTGCGTGGGTTGTCCGGGTGTGGGTCGATCAGGCTTGGGTTGATGAGCTTGATTTCGTTGCTTTGGTGGTAGTTGCTCATTGCTTCTCCTTGCTGGTTTGTTGATTGAGTTCGTCTGCGCATGCCTGGCATGCCTTCCACCATTCGCTTGGGTTGCCGTTGCGGAGGCTTCCGGTGTGGTCGTATTCGTCCTCATGTGGATCCATGAGCTGGTGGACGTGTTCGCAGTTCCAGGTGTGCTTGTGCTGGCGCGTGGGTGTGATGGGTTCCGGCGCCCATGTCTCCCATTGGTCGCGGAGCCATGTGTTGAGCCGTGGGATGTGGCCGCTGCGGATTTGACCGTCGTTGACGGCGTGCTTGTAGCGGCGGAGCGCGGTTTGGAGTCGGCCGAGTTCGACGGGGTTTCCGGCGATGGTCGCGTACAGGCTTCGTGCTTCGGTTTCGGTCTTGCGGCCTTTCGCGCCGACGGATCCGGGATAGGCTTCGGCGAAACGGTCGAAGCCGGCGTCCGGCGTATCGGTTTGCTTCGAGGTGCTGGCGGGAGGGGTCGGAGAGGGATTATCGGTATCGGTATCGGTTTTATGCCATGTTTTTGCTTGGCTGTCCTCTAGCAAGTTGCTGGACGTTTCGCTACCTGTCTCGCTACTGTTTTGCTCTCCGTTCGCTTGGCTGTTTGCTAGCAAGTTGCTAGACGGTTGCTTGGCCTTTTGGTTGGCGGCCTTACGCCGTCCACCCTTGCTTCCGGCTTTGCGCCGGGCCTCGCGCTGTTCCTCGGTGAGCGTCTTGGGTTCCTTGCAGATGCCTTCGGCGTAGACGGGCCTCCAGCCGCCGCCGTGCTCCTCCATGAGCCCCATGTCGATGAGCTGCTGGAGTTGTTTCATGGTGCCGCCGGCGTCCTTGAGGTCGAGCTTGTCGAAGTATCCTGGATACGCGGCCGGGTCCTTGGCCTGCATCGAGATGCCCTTGGAGTGGATGACGCAGAGTTTGACCCACAGTCCCACGGTGGCGAGCGGCAGGCGGCGGATGCGCCTGTCGTCGGCCATCTGGTCGTCGACAATAAACCACATATCTCTCTTGCTCCTTCCGTGGTTCAGTCGATCTCGCCGGTGTCCGGATCGACGGTCGCCTCCACGTCGCCGTCGTCCATGTCGAGGCTGCGGCGCAGGTCGTCGATGAGGATCATCTGCCGTGACGTGGCCGGCTTCGCGCACATGTTCTCCATGGCCAGGCCGGCGTCGAGGATGCGCTGCGCGAGGTCCGCGCAGTCGTACACGGCTTCGGTGATGGCATGGATGCCGCCCCACTTGTCGATATGCTCCTGCTTGTTTTTGGTGTCCATGACGTTGCGGCATGCCTTGAGCACGACGGCCGCGGCCTTGGTGACCTGCTGCGTCTTGCCGATGAGGTCGATGAGCGTGTCAGGTGTCGCTTCCTGCGGGATGAGCGCCTGTTGTTCGCTGGCTTTCATTGCTTCCTCCTTTAGAATTCCGGTTCCGGATCCGGTTTGCCGAAGTCCCCAAATGACGATTGGTCGGCCGCCGGCGCGCCCCACGGATCATCGGCCGACGGCGCGGCGGGTTGCTGTGTCTGTGCCGACTGTTGCGGCCGTTGGCTCCAGCCACCGACGCCGGTGTTGACGGTCGGCTGCGGCGATGCGGAGTTGCCGTAGACGGGACCGCCCTGGCGGCTGATGCGGGCGACCTGCGCCGTCGCGTACCGCAGCGATGGCCCGATTTCATCCACTTGCAGCTCCACGACGGTCCGATTGGTGCCGTCCTGCGCCTGATACGAGTGCTGCTTGAGCCTGCCTTGGGCGATGACCCGCATGCCCTTGACCAATGACCGCACGCAATGCTGGGCGAGGTCGTTCCATGCCGAACAGCGGAGGAAGAGCGCGTCTCCGTCCTCGTACTGTCCGGTCTGCCGGTTGTACTGGCGTGGCGTGTTGGCGATGGTGAAGCTGGCGACCTGCGCGCCCTGGCCGGTGGTCCTCAGTTCCGGATCTGCGGTGAGGTTGCCGACGATGGTGATGACGGTCTCTCCGATGGCCATGTCAGGCTCCCTTCACGTATCCGGCGGGTTCCGGACCGAGCTGGCTTGGATCCTTGGCCTTCCACGCGCATTTCGCGCGCAGGCATCCGGCCTCGCGGTCGATGACAATCTCGCCGAAGCGTGCCGGCGCGACCATGGTGAGGTTCCAGCCACGGTCGCGGTTGAGCGCGCTGATGGTCTCGTACAGTTCGCCGATCAGCTCGGCGGCCGTCATGCCGACGCTGGCGGGTGTGAGCGGCCACTCGAACCACTTCTCGCCTTCCGGCCTGCTTGGTGTTTTGCTTGGCAACGTTTGCCTCCTTTGGATTGATGTCGTGCCGGGGCGCGGGAACGAACCGCGCATCCAACCGCCGGCGTGACCTCAACACGCCGATCCATGGCGCCCGCCTCCAATCGCGGGCCCCGGCGAAGGCCAGGCGGGAGGAGAAGAGAGAAGATGACCCGCCCGGCCGGTTTTAACGTCTTTTCCTTGACGCGCGGGCGGTTCCGGCATGGCCGCGCATGACGAACCACGTCCATGCCGCAATGTATGAGGAGCCGCCCAGGTCTTTCATCGCTCGAGTTCGTCCACCCATCGGATGAAGCGTGGGTCCGAGCACAGGCGACGCATGATGACGGCCGTCGGGATGAGCACCGCGAACGGCACGGCGATGAGATGTTCGATTGGGTGAGTACAGGCCGGCGTGCAGTACAGCACCCACATGGCCAGCAACCACCCCGCGAACAGCAGCTGGTGCAGGATGACGTGGGCAAGAACCTTCATCGTTCGCCTCCGTCCGTAGAATCGATGGAATGGACATCAATGCGATCACCGGCGTCGTTGGCGCCATCACGGGATTGGTTGGCGGTGTCTCCGGATGTGTCGCCTTGTTCCAGGCGCGCCATGGCAACAAGCTCTCGGAGCAGGCGAACGGCTCGGCTGAGGAAGCCAACCGGATCGCCGTCGAATCGAAGCGTGCCGCCGAGCAGGCCAACTGCCTTGCAGGAAAGGCGAACGAGATAGCTGCAGACGCGAACTCGATCAGCCAGCGGGCGTTGTCCGTCACCGCCGACCAGACGGTCCACAAGTGGCGGGTCGAATACGATGGAGAAACCTCGACCGTATTCCTTGTCAACGATTGCCCCGACATGGCACGAGACGTGTCCGTGTTCGTCCGTTTCAAAGACCAGACCGTTGCGCAACGGCACGTCGACGAGGTTGCGCCGTTCGGAGAGGTCGCGCTCGAAAGCGAGTTCTTCTCCAAGCAGATATTCGAAGACCAGGCCGGTATCGACCGCCTGAACGCCCAACCAGGCTTCACCTACTTCGGACGTGGATCCTGTCGTGTGACGGTCCACGTCACTTACACTACGGAGCACGGCGCCAGTCGCAACGACGAAGTCGAGCAGCGCCTGACCAACAGCCAGAGGCATTGATTCCATCACAGCTCCTTGTTGATGGTGTCGATGACGATGTCCACGAGGTCGGTCACGTCGAGGTCGATACATCCGACGATGTGACCGAGTGAACGCCTTGCTTCGATTTCGTCCCATACGTCGCCATAGGCCGGACGGATGGTGTCGCCCTTGTCCTCGAATTCCCTGAATATCGCTTCGACGCAGGCTTTGCGGATGTCGTTCATTTGTTCTCCTTTTCTTCCCATGGATCCGGCCACGGGGTATCGGTACGCCAGTCGTTGTCAGTCATCACGCACCCACCTCTTCCTCGTATTCGGCCGTGCACTGGTACAGGTGTTGCGCGAAATAGGCGATCATCTGCTCCTTCGGATACATGACGATTCGTCCCACCTTCACGAACTTCGGGCCGATGCCCGCGCTACGCCAGTACGCCAGGGTGCCTTCCTTGATGCCGCAGTTGTCCGCGATGTCCTTCGTTGTGTTCATCGGCTTCAACGCCGCCGCCAATGCGGCGAACACCTCTTTGTCATCCATCACGCGCCTCCTTTGCGTGTGTGATGCCGGGCGGCGTTAGGAGAACCGCCCGGCCCTCTCCTAAAATCGGTGTCATCCCGCATTTCCGACGTGCGGGCCGAACAGTTAGGAGAAGAATCAATGGATGGATCCGTATTGGCCGCATGGGCCGGTGCCGCGGCCTCGCTGTTTGGCGCCGGATTGACCGTTTGGTGGCCATGGCATAACAGGCCGCAGGCGGACTGGACCCTGCTGGAACACTCGACGAATCCTGAATTACCGATTTCCTCAACGGTGCCCGGATTTTCTGACTGGTTGGAGTCTCGAGACGAGGCCGAGCCGGATTCCGTCTGCTCCGTGTACAATTCCGGTGACGGCGACGCGTACGACGTCTCAATCGAGGGGATTGGATGCAAGGCGTATTTCCTGCTCCTGAGACCCATCGGCGACAACACCGAGTTCATGACTCCGAGCAGCATCGCGCAATTCAAAGCGGCCGACCGCGCGTATATCATCATGCACGCCGATGAGAAAGCCGATGTCATAGCGATACGCCTCCATTGGACGAAGCAGCCGACGCATTTGATGCGCCGCGTGTTCCGTTCCTATTCGATTCATGGGTCGCTCCCGGAACAGCCGCGTCATCCGATACCGGAAACGAGACGGCATTTGCCAACTCTGACGAGATACCGGTTCGAACATTCGAGACTGGGATTATGGTTATTTGCACATCCCCGACTGCATCCGCTTTCCCGGACTCTTGACATTCCCCCAACGACAGGATCCAACCGATCGGATCAAGATCGACGAGGATCCGAAGCAAAGCCAGGGAAAGACTGAACAAGCCAGCAGTAAGCGATATGCATGCCGGCAGCCATGTCTCACTCATCACGCACCCGCTTCCAACGACGGCTGGAGGCAGTACCGGCGGATGAAGTACGTCTGGCCCTTGCCTGTGACCTTCGGCGTGCGGCTGACGGTAGTATGCCCGTCCGCGTGGGTGACGGTAGTCTCCTTGATGCGGAACAGGCCGAGGTCCATCGCACGCTGTGTCGGCACGTTGCGGTTCGAACCGGACTTGCCGAGATACCCGTCAGCCTGAAGAAGACGGAACAGTCTGTTCTGGCCGATGTCCATCCCGTTCTGCCGGAGCATCTTCGCGAGCTCGCCGACCAGGCACGTGCCGTCGGACGCGGCCACGGCGTCCGCGAACCGGGCCTTCGGCTCCAGTTCCACGATGCGCGTCTGCTGGGCGGCGATCTTCCGCTTCTGCTCCTCCATGGTGCGCTGGCCGATCATCACGGCCTTCGCGAGGATGGTCATGTCATCATCCGCGTCTGTGGTGGGGATGTAGCCGCCGGTCCTGCGGATCTGGGGCAACACCTCATGCGTCATCCAACGTTGGAACTCCTTCGCCTCCGGCTTCCGAGACTTCATCACAAGACGGTAAAGACCAGGCTCGGAGATGATGAGCGGAGCTTTACCGCCATTCTGAGCAATGTGGATACTATCCACATTGGTGATTTCATCAGACTCAAGAATCTTGTGTAAGTCCCTTGTATCTGTCCCGAGGATGTCGCATACGTCCTTGGCGACGAACCAGGGCTCCCCCGCCTTATCGGTCAGGGTACGCAATGGGGCGCCCTTGAAATCGAACTTCTGGATTTCATTGTTCATTGGATTCTCCCTAGAATCGAGTTTGTGAGTAGTTTTCTTGAGGATCCGGCAGGCTGGGCTTCGACCATCATTGCCGGGGCGTCTTTGGCGTGGAACGTTCTGCAGCAGTTTCAAATCCACTCCATTCGCCGTAGGGACGATTTGTCCCAAACCGATCTGGAGCCTTTTCTTGATTCCACGTCGAACAGCATCGTGTATTTCCGGCTTGTTGGACCTCTGACGATGTATGACGTCCGAATCCCACCTCAGGCAACGTTCGGAACAAGCCCCTATACGCCGCTGTTGGCCAAGCGGTTAAGGCCGAATCAGATCTGCCATACCGGTTTCACCGGCGAGAATGCGGTGCTGCTGCTTCCCGATGATTTCGAGATTGAGTGGCGGTCGTCCCGCATGTCGCGCAGTCATAAGATTCGTGTATCTCTGACCGAGATAAAGAAGGAGGCGTGGAACCGCAGCTCGAAGAGTGTTCGGCAGATTCGCGAGAGGGCTTCGAGGCCGTAACCAACGGTTCTGCATCAGTCGCGTTCTCGTGGCGATGAGTCAACGAATCGAATATGCCACGCAAGGTCGCACACAAACCGGAATGACGCTTCCTGCGGGCGAGATGCCATCCCGCATCAACGCCAGCGAGATAAAACCACGCATCACCGAAGCTGCATGGGCCGTAACTTGATTCGTCGGTGACCACATCGAAATAGTCGCCCTGCTTCACGTCGTCAATCCAGTATTCGGATGGAAGCACATCAAGGCATGGCCCTCCGTCCGCTTCGATGGCGCGGCATTTCCAGATGAGACGCTTGAAATCGCCAGCGTTCCCCGGCTCTTTCGGAAGGCTCTTGTTCATCCCCGTGCAACCATTGCCGAAGTCGACCCGTTCAAGCGGTTCACCTGGAATCCACTCGCGGACATCGGATCTCTTCATCTTCCTCATTTCGGATTCTCCTTAGAATCGTTTTCATTGGTGGTCACGCATTCCCATGACGCGATTCCTGTTGCGCCGTTAGCCGTTTCCATGTGAGAACACCTTCCTTTCGATTCATGCGTCGGCGAGTGCCGGTTGCTTTTCCGACGTATTTCGTTTGAGGGCCTTCCTACCGAGTGGGAGAATGAGCAGACCCACGCAAAGAAGGGAGGTGAGAATATGAGCAATGGATCCGATTTCGCGAAGGCGAGCGCCGTGTTTGGGAAGGCCGCCGAAACGTCCGATCCCGACGAGAGGATGAGAACCCTGTGCCAAGGGCTTTCCCTCCTCGCCAAGGGATTCGATTCGATGGATGCTTCCATGGCATCCGCCGCCTACTGTCTCGACGTGCTCTCGGATAAGTTCTGAACGGAGTTCCTGCATCTCCGTGCTTAGTCGGTCCGCGGCCTGATTGATGTGCTCGAGAATCGAGCCCATGACTTCGGTCGTCATGTCGCGGGCCGACAACTGCCGTCTGACCTCGATGCCGATGCCTCGCAGGTCAAGGCTGGACAGGTGGCTCCTCCTGTCGTCGCCCACTGTTCCGATAACCGTTCGAGCTGGTTCCTCGCGGACGGCTTTCCTTATCGCGCCCAGCATCGCCGGGTGCAGGCGTTCGAACTCCTCAACGGAAATCGGGTTCGTGGATTCATCCGGTGTCTCGGCCGGAATGTTGATGCTCATTTCGGATTCTCCTTTCGATTCATACGTCGGCGAGCGCGGCTCACGGCTTGATCTGTTTGATGCCGTCGATTGGTTGCAGGAGCTTGATCATGAGCTGGTAGAGGCTCATGCCGAGCATCGTCGCCGTCTTTTCGAGTTGCTCGGTATCGAATGCTCCTTTGCCTCGCAGTCGTTCGCTGACGGTTTTCTCGCTCATGCCGAGTTCCTTGGCGAGCGCGGCCTGTGTCTTGCGGTGCCGTGCGAGCTCGCCGCTGAGATTCCTTGCGATGGTTTCCGTCTCACTCATCTGTCTTGCCGCTCCTTTCTTTGTTCATTGCCTTGCGGTAATTCTTACCGTACTTAATTGAGTAAGTTTATTGTTACTCAATTGAGTATTCTTTACAAATCCTTCTCAATTGGGTACCATGTTGGGCATGGGAAGCATTGCCAGAAATGAAGTCACCGAAGACAGCAAGAGAATCATCGACATATGTCGAGATCTCGTTAAACGAAGCGGAATAACAAATGCCGAGTTCTACAAAAAGAGCGGTATGAGAAACAACTACTGGCACGTAAGGCTCCGATATGAAGCGCCGCTCACAACGTCCGACGTGGAGCACATCGCCTTCACATTCGGGCTCACCAGCCTCGACATCTACACCCGCGCCCTGGGCAGCGATGCCGCCCGCGCCTACGAGGCCTGCGAGCGCGAATCCCGGATCACCGATGATCTCATCGGCCGTATCGCCGCGCACCCAGAAGACTATGACGTGGCCGCAAACACGGATCCGAACGCACGCCTCGAAGCCGAGACGCCTGACGATTGATGGATTGAAAGGAACACGAATGACTGAATACAACCTGTATTGTGACGAGAGCTGCCATCTGGAACATGACGACAGCGATGTCATGGTCCTTGGAGCCCTCATCATCCCCAAGGATAAAAAGCAGGAGATCACGGAAAACATCCTCCAGATCAAGGCACGTTACGGCGTCAAGGCACGTACGGAAGTGAAGTGGACGAAGGCCAGCATGCCGAAAATCGACCTTTACAAGGACCTGCTGAACTGCTTCTTCCTGGATGACGACATGAGGTTCCGCGTTCTGGTGGCCAAGAAGACGCGCCTGAACCATGAGGCATGGTCACAGTCGCACAACGACTGGTATTACAAGATGTATTTCACCATGCTGAACAGGCTGTTCGACTCCACGAACACCTACAACGTGTACGTGGACATCAAGGACACGCATTCCGCGCAACGTACCGAGAAACTTGAGGAAGTGCTGGCGAACAGCCATTACGACTTCAACCACGAGTGCATCAAGAAAGTGCAGCCGATCCGTTCGGACGAAGTGCAGATGATGCAGATCACCGATGTGATCAACGGGGCCGTCTGCAGGGCGAACCGGACGACCATCCCCCAACCATCGGGCGCGAAAGCTGAAATCATCGACTACATACGCATGAGATCAAAGCTCCGACTCACCCAGTCAACGACCTTGGGCACGCGCAAGTTCAACATCTTCGTCTGGGAAGGACGGAACGCATGACACCGCATTGGACACCGGAGCTCGTAACCAAATCCCCGATAGAAGACTTTGCCGTATATGAGGATAGGATTTATGCAATCTTCAGACATGACTTCATAGATTCACATCCATCATTCGACGGCCTCAGAGTTTCCGTGCGCCGCCAGAAAGAGGAGACCGACGGAAAATGGGCTGGGTTTTTCCACATCACCAGCGTCGAAGACTACACAACCGGCGAGAGGAATGTCGATCTGCGTAGATGTGAGCGGATCAGGTTTCCACGGAAGACGATTGACAACGCAAAGGATTGTCCGCAATGCCATTATGAGGTATGTGATGCGCCATTAATCTGGAGGAAGCATAAGCATGGCCGCGATAGGTTATATATCCTCATTGAATCAGAACGGTATCTAGTCGTGCTGGAACCACATAAGGACAGAGACTACTGCATGTTGGTCACCGCCTACTACGTCGACCATGATCATAGCTTCAACAAACTTCTGAAAGAATATGATCAGTCAAGTTTGAACGGGAATTGCGTTCAATAAAAAGCAAGGGCCGCCGCAGCGACCCTGGAGACTCCTTCTACAACTCGGTAGATGAGCTGATTCAAGCATCACATACGACACTCCAACTGTCAAGCAGAACTTGACAAACAGCAAAAAAGTACTTCTCGAAAAACAATACTTTCGGAAGAGAGGAATGTGGATAACAAGACCATCGCGGAGCTTCACCGGAACGCGGAATCCATGGGTCTGTCAGTCATGTCACGCGACCTTCCCCGTGACATATGCGGCCTATACGACGATCGACACAAACTCATTCTGCTGGCCGACTGGCTCAACCAGCGCCAGCGCCGTTGCACGCTGTGCCATGAGCTCATCCACGCGAAACACCACGATCCAGGCTGTGGTAGCCAATACGGGTTGAAGTGCGAGCGCCGGTGTCGCAGGGAGACCGCGCTGGCGTTGATCAGTCCCGTGGACTATGGCATGGTGGAGCAGATATACGAAGGCAATACGTGGATGATGGCCGTTGAATTGGGCGTCACCATCCAAGTACTGTCGGACTATCGGCAGCTGTTGTACGATTCCGGCGTGTGCGTGCAATAAAAGAAGCTCAGCGTCCACATACCGCGACGGGAAACAAAAAAGGGTCCCGTCCGAACACAGTCGGACGGAACCCAAGGAACCAACAATCAGCATTTCCGTTTTCACCAAAATGAGGTTCCACGCACAGTGTAGCGCGGATCCTTGGAAAGAGACGACCATGGCCAGAGCGTTCGTAGACGACAGATGGCTCAAAAACGACGAGGACGGCAACCCGCCCAGCAGGGCCGCGAAACAGTCGCTGGCCAATGCGAAGGATCCGATGAAAGCCAATGTGCCCGGCAAATGGCGGTCCGCGCTGTACGGCCAAGGCTCACGGTGGAGATGCCGCTGGTACACGCTTCGAGACGGCAAACGCGTCCAGAAATCACGGAACTTCGCCAAGCTCCGTGACGCTGAGGAATACGCAGCGGCCATCGAGGACGACATCAGACGCGGCAAATACCGCGACCCGCAGCAGGAACTACGCATCTTCCGGGACGTTGCCTCCGAATGGACGGACGGCAAGATGGATATCAAACAGGGCACTTTGGGCAGATACCGCCGCGAATTGCGCGTTTATATCAACCCCAAGTGGGGCGATCGCACACTGAGGGAAATCCAACGCGACGAACTGCAACAGTGGGTCACGCAGCTCACCGAAGGCGGGGATCCCGCCGAACTGCAGGACGATCGCGAATCGAAGCCATTGAGTCCACGCAGCATCCGCAACATCGTCAAGGTCGTCATGGGCGGTGTCATGGAATTCGCTTTGGAGCACGGCTGGATCGGAGAGAACCCCATTGAAAAGGTCACCGTGCCGCGCATCACGCAATCCGATGACGACATGGTGTTCCTTACCGTCGAGGAGGTGGAGTTGCTGGCCGGCATGGCCGAACGGGCAGGACGGCCGGTAGACGGGCTGATCGTCCGCTGGCAGGCATACACCGGTGCCCGCATTGGCGAGACGCTGGCACTCAAATGCGGCGACGTGGATGTGGAATCACGCAGGGCGCGCATTCGCCGCACTTGGACCGACGACGGCAAAGGCAGGCTTGTGCTGGGCACGCCGAAGAACGGCAAACCGCGCAGCATCGCCATACCCAGATTCCTTATACCGTCCATCGAACGGCAGATGGAGGGCATGGGCGACGACGACTGGCTGTTCCGCGCGGCAAGAGGCGGGAACCTGTGGACGAACACGTGGCGGACGCGTGTCTGGCGAAAGGCCGTCCGACTGGCCGGCATGGAGGACGAGGGCGTGACCATCCATAGTTTGAGGCATAGCTATGCGAGCTTTGCGATTGCTCAAGGCGCGGATGTGAAGACCCTACAGATGCAGCTCGGCCACTCCTCACCCAGCATCACGCTGAACACATACACGGCTCTCTGGCCGGAACGATTGGACGATGTGGCGGACGCGATTGGCGAGCTGCGCGCTGAACAGTTGAAGACCGTCTAGACGCGGAGGTTGCGCGGTCATCGTGTCGAATCGTGTCGATAGCCTACGGCCAAGAAAAAATAAAGCCTTGGAAACGTAATGTTTCCAAGGCTTCCGGTCGGGCTGACAGGATTTGAACCTGCGACATTCTGCTCCCAAAGCAGACGCGCTACCAAACTGCGCTACAGCCCGTTCATGTTCACGTCCCGCGAAACCGCCTCACGGAATCGCATTAAGTGAACACGAGTTTCTATTGTAGCGTATGGTTGGACAACGACAGGCTTACAATAGCGTTTTGGAAAGGAGAGCGGC